TTTCTGTCCAGGCCTCGTCCCAGCGGTCAACCGAAAATGACCAGGCAAGGTAAGGCAGAAACCACGCGGGGCAGGTGGCAGGGTTCCACAGGTCGCGCAGCGGGACGTTCAGCCCGCTGATGCCGCTGCACGCCTCTGCAAGCCTGCGCTCAAGCGCCGAGGACGCGGGCGGTAAAAGGCTCTGGCTCATCCTTTACCCCCGTTATCGCTGGCAACGGTAACGGCCACCGCCGTGCAGTTGCCCGCCTGCGTGCGGTTCAGAATAATGTCCTGCGCCGGTTCGGTGATTTCCACCCAGTCAACGCCCGCCACGCGCAGCACTGCCCCGTAAGACTCGCGGCGTACGCTGCGGCCCAGCTTTTTCTGGTCAGTCAGGTAGGTATCCATTGCGGCCTGCGCTGCCTCCAGGCACGGGCCTGCGGCCACGCCGTCAAACAGGTGCAGCGTGGCTTTCACCCGATAGTCAAATATCGCTGCCGCCTGCACCGTTACGCGGTCTGCCACCGGGCGCACTTCCTCGGCATTTAACGCGACATTCACTGCGTTCAGTAAATCCGCCGTTGCCGCCCCGCTGTTGTCCCGGCTCAGTACCGTAATCAGCACCTCCGCCGGTGCCGGACTCGTTGCTGACACGTCAGACACGCGCCCGTCGGCACTCTTGGCGTAAAACTCATAGGCCGCCGTCGGCCCCGCCACGCTCAGCCCCTCAAACGCCCCCGGCACGCGCAGGCGTAAATCGTCGTCGGACTCCATCACCGCCGCCACGGGCGGCACGGCGTCGGGGTTGGCCGGGCTGATGGTCAGGCGCTTAACGTTGTTGTTGGCCGCCAGCTGATCCAGATCGGTGCCGAGCGCATAGGCCACCATGACCGCCTGCGCCGCCTCGTTGATGCGCTGGCGTAGCAGGATTTCGCGGTAGACGTTTTCCTGCAGGCACTTGACCAGCGGATCGGATTCCAGCGCCAGCACGCTGCGCATGGCGGCCTGTTCGTCTGCCGGATACAGCGCAATCAGGTTTTCTTTGCGCTCGGCCAGCAGCGTTTCAAAATCCGGCACCTCAATGACTTCCGGCGCGGGAAGCTGCGATAAATCAATCACTGCCACGGTTCACCCCCGTTGGGATGGTCATTGCCAGCGGCGAACCGTCGGCACGCTGTGCGTTTATCTCAACGGCCATTGAGCCGTCATATGCCGTTGTGAAATTCACTGATATCAGCCGGATGCGCGGCTCCCAGCGGCTCAGTGCGGTATAGGTTGCCGCCATGACCTGCATACGGGTGACGCCGTTCTGCGGCTGGTCGATGAGTGCGGAAAGCATTGAGCCGTATTCACGGCGTGCCACGCGACTGCCCTCTGGGGTCAAAAGAATGTCGCTGACGCTCTGGCGAATATGATCGATATCGGTCAGGGCTTTGCCGGTGTCGCGGTTCATGCCGAGATACATCACGCCGGGCCTCCTGATGTGTCATTACCAGACTTAACGCCGCCGTGTTTATGGGTATGCATCACGACGCCGTTAGAACTCATATCACCGCCGCCCTGTGTGACGGCGCCGTTAATGGCCGTTTCACTGTTGAGGGTTGTTTTACTGGCCTCAACACCGAATGCCTCAGTCAGCAGCTGAATGCCGTCCGCCGCTTCGATGCGCACGCTTTTGATGTTCTTTATCAGCAGCTGGCCGGTTGCCGGTTCGTACTGAAAAAAACCACCGTCGCTGTACTGCGTGGCGCTGCCGTTCTCTGAGTTCGCAGGCGGCGGGAATGCATCGGAATAAATGGCGGGCAGTGCAAAAGCGGTTTCAAGGTTGCCGCCCATGCTCAGCAGCATGACCTGCTCACCCACGGTGGGCTGCCACCACGTGCGCGTGTTACCGGCGCGAAGGGTGAGCCAGCTAATCCAGTTGGTTTCGAGGTCGCCCGTTTTTACCCGGCACAGCCAGTTAACCGGATCGACGTCGGACACGGTGCCGGTGCGGATCAGGTTGGTGATGAGGCGCATGATTTCGGTAAGTTTTTCGTTCATAGTGAAACAATATTTAGTCTTTTGAGTTGTCTCCAGTTGTTTTCAATGTGCTGTGTACAATACAATCAGACTACTAAAAGGAGAGTATTATGGTTAATAATCACATTCAGGAAGTTAGTATCTATAATATGTGGAACAGTAATAAAGTGCGCCACATAACGTTCCCTAAAAATATAAACATACTTACAGGTTTTAATGGATGTGGTAAATCCACTATCTTAGAAATAATCTTCACTTTATTAAGTGACAGAAACTCTCCTGTAGTTACAGTTCAAAACTGGGGGGCAAAAACCAAATTAGACCAAAATGTCACAGCATTTGCTTGCGATATGGGTTATGATGGAGAGCTTAATAACAATCAAATTGATAATAACTCTCGACGGTTACAAACACCCAACCTCGATAAACTTTCTGTAAAATCTTTTTATGAAGCCATAACATTTAAAGCTAGGAAAAATATAAATGAGATCGGTACCGATTCAACTTTAACTATAAAAAATGAAAACAAAAATAGGAATGACCGAGCTCTAATCAAGATGGTCCATGTCCCTAAAGGTTCTCCTCTCGAAGGGTTGACACTGGATAAAATCGTAAACCCTGTATTTTACAGAGAGGAGGTTTTTATAATACCAGACAAGCCTTATGCCAATGTAGAAAAAGGTGAAAAACACTTATTCAGTAGGAACGCTGCTCTTGATCTCACATTAAGAGAGTTGCTTATTGATTTTTTATCATTTGAAAAAGATTATAACGACCTTCAAAATTCAAAAGTATCAGAAATAGCCGCAAACGATTTTATAAACAACATTGAATCGTATTTCGATGGACTTGACCAAGAAAATATATCTGTAATAAAAAATAAAATAGTATCAGATTGGAAAGAGAAGATTACAACAATAAAGCCTTTGAATAATAGGGTCTATGATTTCGAAAAAATATTGAATGGATATTTCTCTTGCACTGAAAAAAAAGCATCTCGGGATTCTAGGAATATGATTTGCTTTACAGATCGTAATGGAAACATAATCGAGTGGACGAAGTTATCACGAGGCGAAAAAAACCTATTAGTTTTATTACTCCTCGCTTTTTTTGCTAACAATGACAAGAAAATATTTATTTTAGATGAACCAGATCTCTCTTTGCATATTGAATGGCAAAAAAACATTTTGGATTCAATGTCAAAACTTGCTCCAAACACACAATTTATTGTTGCAACTCATTCCCCAGCAATGCTAATGAATGGTTTGGACTTTAATGTCATTAACATAAATAATGAGATTAACAATGAGCAAGGGTAATGTAGTAATTTCAAGTGAATACATTGAGTTAACTGAAAACTTTTATCACAAAAAAGTAAAAAAACCAATATTGGTTTATGTTGAAGGTGACCCTGATGTGAGATTTTGGGCTACATTTTTTAAGCAATTCCGTGACAATTATGATATAAGCATTCGACGAGCTTTTGACATAGCGACAGATGATGGAAAAAAAGGAAATGGTTGCTCCCGAATAAGCTCCTTAATCAATAGTGGCCAAATTACGCTTGGCCCACAATTATTAACTTGCATTGATAGTGATTACAGATTCATTCTTAATGACTATACTAATTATGAATTTGTTAACTCACCTTACGCTTTTGAAACGAGGGTATGTGCAAAGGAAAACGTTTCATCAATGTCAGAAGGGATACAGGATATAATAATTCAAGCAACTTCCCTTACCAACTGGTTTGCTAACTTTAGTGTAGAGTGGTTTTTCAAAAATCTTTCTCGCGCTCTATACCCTTGCCAAATGCTATACTTATTCCTTTTAAGAAGCAATTCCACCCAAGCAAAAAAAATCAGGCTGGCGACTAACTCTAACATTACTTTATTAGAAAAAGAATTTAAAAAACTTGAATTCAATGAAATTGATAAAGACATTTTAAATATCAAGCTGAGGAAATTCAGAAAAGGAATGCATAGCATTTTCAAAAATTACTTTGACGAAAATTCAAAATCAGATTTTACAGATTTCACTCTTAAGTTAAGAAAAGAAAAGAAAATCCTTAGCTGCGATACAACATATTTTTTAAGAGGTCACGACTTCTATGATTTAATTTTTTCTTCTATCGTAAGCCATTTAGCCCACACTATAGTTATAGATGAAAAAGCAAAAAGACTTGCATCTAATGACGACGACGGAATTAAACAACTTTTTAAATCCCAGCAATCCACAAAAACTCTCATTGAGTCGAGAAAGGATCTAGAGGACTGCAAGTTTTTTCATTTCACCGTTGAAAAAATCAACTCTACACTTTCACAATAAATATTAAACAACCATATTTAAACTGAATTTCAACATATTGCCAGACTTCCCGGCAGTATGTTGAAATTTTCAAACATCAGCAATTCAACCAATCAATAAAATTTTTAAATATAAGCTTTCCCACTTTAGTATTAAAGCCGAGCATTTTACGCTCTGGATATTTTATAATATTACCTTTTTCAAATACGCGGTCACGCAGGCCGTAATGGTGAACGCGGGCAAGACGCTGCACAGCAGGAATGAAAGCCACCTCGGCACTGTCGCCTGTTGCCTTTGTTTTCAGGTACTTTGCGGTTTTCAGCTTCACAAACATTTTGCGCTTAATCCGCCCCGGCTTTGTCCTGGCGGATACGCGGCGCGGTTCCCACGCGTTGCCGTCGGGCGCACGCTGTGCCGTCATGTTGGCCTGCTGAATCCGCCTGACGTCGCGCGCCACCTCGCGCAGCATCTTTTTGCGCTCTGCAGGTTCCAGCTTTGCCAGCAGCGCATCCAGCCAGGCGTCAACCTCGTGCAGATTATCCATGGCGCACCGTCCAGGCTTCCTCTGGCTCGTCCGGCTCCGGCACGGCTCTGACTACGGTCACGCCGTCAACCTCCTCGGCAATAACACGCTCTGTCAGCTTTAAATTAATGCTGATGTCGCACGCACCGTTGCCGAGAATGTCCACTTCAAACGTGCAAAGCTGGTCACGCTCGTTGGGGTTCTGCAGCGCATCAGGCTGGTTGGTACGCAGCCAGTACATCACCGCCGCCATCAGCAGATTTTGATCGCCGGTGAAGTCCGTAACGATGACGTTAAGCGTGTAGCGGTATTCCCATGACAGTGACGCGGCGGCAGTCCCGACTGATGCTCCTTTGTCTACAAACAGGTGAAACCTGTCGGGGTTCTGCTGCAGGTAAGGTATTGCGCTGTTAAGGGCTTCGCGTAAGGACTGCGGCTTGTTCATCGTCTTTTTCCTGGCAGGTCACTATGGTGTCCACCTTGTCGGCGCAGGCCGCCCAGGCGGTTTCTGTTTCATCCAGCAGGGCCAGCAAATCACCGTTAGTGCGCGCTGCCGACGGCCCCAGCTGGCAGCGGGTTATTCTGGGACAGCCACTGACGGTAAGATTCACCTCCGGTGATGGCCGGTCGCTGGCGCAGCCGGATAACAGCATCAGGCAAAGGGGCATCACTCCAGCGGCGAAGGGTGTCATTTTCACGTTTCAGATCCTCAATCTGGCGCTGCCGCTGGCGCAGCAGTGCGTTGTTTTTCTCAGCCGCCGCATACAGCTGCGTCTGTGCAAGGTTACTGCTCTGTGCCAGGATGTTGACCGCCATCAGCTGGCTGTTTTTCTGGCTCAGCTTTTTATCCTTTGCGGCCAGCTCTGCCACCTGCGTGCCGATAGTCCTGTTTGCGCTGTGCAGCTGCCACGACAGCAGCCCGGCAGTCACCAGCAGCACGACAAAGCAGGTCACCATAACGGCGCGCATCATGCTGTCGCCCCTTTCAGACACCAGCTCAGCTCGCGCCCGCGCCGGTTATCCAGCCCCTGGTTAAATACGCCTTTCACGTACACCCATCGCGGCAACTGATAACAGGCATCGCGCCACCGGCTGGCCCTGATGAGTTTCACCATCGTTGATGCGCACACGTTGCCGGTGCCGACGTTAAACGCCAGCGACACCAGCGCGTCATAGACCTGCTGCGGCATGGTGACCGCCACGCAGCGCGCCAGTGCCACCTCAACGCGTAACACATTGGTGATAAACGTCCCGGCGGCCTGCCGCTCGGTAATGCTTTTGCCGGGCACAACGCCCCGTGTGTTGCCGATGCCGTCGGTCCACACGCCCGCATCGCACAGGTATGGCTTAAGGCGGCAGCCTTCGTAATCAGCAATCAGTTTCAGCCCATCAACCGATGTATGCAGCTGCTGAAAGCCCGGCAGTGTGGCGGCGATGGCCAGCACCGCGCCCACGGCGCAGCGTTTAACGGTTTGCAGATTCATACTCCTCCCGTGTGATGCGCCCGCTTGCCAGTAACTGGTAGGTTTTGCGCTTGTAGTACCAGCTGATTAGCGCCATGCCGATGCCGATGATCAGCCCGGCCCACGTTGAAACGTCCTTAACCGAAAGGTCGCCCAGCCACGCCATAAACACTGCCATCGACCAGGTAATAAACGTACTGATTCTTTCCCACATGATTCAGTCCCATAGCTGCACGGTCTGCGCCGTGGCTGCGGGCGCAACGTCCGGCAGCTCGACCTCTAAACCGTGGGGTAAGGTGGGGCCGTATTCCGCCAGCCCCGGATTGACCTGTAACACACGCTCGGACAGCCCCTGCGTGCGCCCGTAGTGACGCCAGCAAAGTGCGTCTACCGTGTCATACTGCTGCGCACGCACTTTCATCAGATAAGCTCGACGGTAATATGTGGCAGATCCTGCACGCGGCTGATGGCCCATCGCGCCTCGCGCCATAAATCGCCGCTGGCATCTTCCAGCACCTCGCCGCGCTTCACGCCGGATGCGGTGGCGTCAAAGTCGCTGTATCGCTCGTTGAGTACCGCGCGCGTCCAGCACCACACGGCGTTTTCATAGTGGTGCAGGCGCACGCTCTTTCCGGCCAGCTGCTCAGCCGGTACGTCACCCAGCCCGTTGTAACCGGCCATTTCCTGACGTTCCCGCCACGGGTACAGCTCGGCGTTCACCTCTGACATGGCGGTCAGCACCACCTGCCTGAGCCGCTCCTGCGTCACGGTGCCGTCAACGCGCATCGCGCTGCGAAACTTAGCCAAATCCAGATCCGGCCAGAATGAATTGTTCGGGATAATGACCGGTGCAACCGGCGACTGCTCTGGCGCTGTAAACTGCATCCTTACTACTCCTGAATAGGTGGGCGGTGGACGGGGTTTTGATGCGGCGCTGCCTGTCGCCACCCCGTGCCGCCCCGCGCGTGGGCACGTTCGGTTATCAGCTGTCTTTGCGTAGTTTCCGCTCAAGCTGCTCAATGTCTTTTTTCACCCCGCATCTTTCGTCCAGCTGCAGGGCGTGCTTAAGGTGATTCAGTGCGGATACCGGGTTGCTTTCGGTCTGCACCCAGCCAATGGACTTGTGCAGGCGTGCGCGCGACTGATCCGGCATGTCTTCCCCGTCCACGGCGTCCAGCGTCTGCAGCAGCAGGTCTGAATCGAACGGGGTTCCGGCCAGAATGGCGGCCTTGGCGGCGTCGGCCATTTCCTCAGTCAGCACGGTGGCGGTGTTGCGTTTACCGACCGGCATCACCCACCCGTGTTTAAGGGCATGGCGGCCAACGGCCAGCGCTCCGGCATAATCACCGGCATCAATGCGCCACAGCATGACGTACATGATCACGTCATCCTGCTGCGCCCCGTCGGCACTCAGCACGCCCTCTGCCCAGGCGGCATATTTCGGCAGCACCTCAACCTTAATCTGCGCCTTGGTGATGGTGGACTGAACGCCCTTGAGGCGGCGGCGGTCTTCGTTAAGCTGCAGCAGCATCAGGTCATAGCCTTTCGCATGGCGGCCATTGCCGCCCCTTCGGGCGGTCTCCTGTCCCTGAATGAAGCGCGTGTGTGCGCGGAAAGGATTGGTCACGGGTTACGCTCCTGCGTTGCCAGTGCCAGTGCCGGAATCAGCCGGTGTCTGTGATGCACCTGATCCGCTCATGGCCTTGACCACGCTTGCCGCAACGGAGGCAATACGCGCGATTTCGGCGTCGCTCATCTGGCCCGCTTCAGGCTCTGGCTCCTGCTCCAGCATTTCGATGTTTTCAATCAGGCAGGTACAGTCGTAGTCCTCGACCACATACGCTTCGTTGACCGATTCAAGGTTTTCAACGCGATCCCGTTTCGGATTGTCGATGATGGAGCGGCGGCGCGTGTCGTCCTGGACATAAATCGACAGGTTATCAAGGCGCGTAATCAGCATGGCATCAGCCGGGAAGAACGGCGCACGCACCGCAGGCAGGCCGCCGATGCGCTTCTGGCTGATAATCAAATCAGCGGCCAGCGCTTCGGTGTTGGGCTGGTCTTTATTGACGATCGGGAAATACTTGTCGGCCAGCAGCTGGCGACCGCAGATCACAACCAGCTCGGTGTCATCCTGATACTGCACGGCGATTTTTTCCGTTACGGCACCCATTACCACGGCATCCAGATTGCGGAAAAGCCCCGTTTTACCAATGGTGATTTTATCGGCGATAACTTTTCCGTTGCTGTCGATATGCTGGCCGACCACCTGCGACGGTTTCTCCTGGCGGATTTTTTCCAGCCAGCCGATGTTTACATCCTGCAGCAGCGGGTTCTGTGTGCGGTTAGAGGTTTTCTCACGCTTGAGGCCGTTAAAACCGATCATGATGCGGTCAAGCGCCTGGCGTTTCACAATCATGTCGCGGATACGCACCTGAAAGTCGGCAAACTTCGCCCACATATCCAGCTTCGCGTAGGGCAGCGCCGTGTCAAAGTTGGTCTGCGTGCACTTATAACCTTCACCGTCAATGTAGGTCGGATCGGTTGGCTCGCGCTCTTTCTGCGTCGTGTCGGTTGTACCGGCAATCG